CCAAGAGCGCCGCGCGCGGCCTTGCCGACGCCGGCCAGCGCGCCGGGGCCGCTGCGCGCGGGTGATTCGGGGCTGGCGCCGGGGGTGGGAAGCGGCTTCGAGAGCGCCTTGGCCATGTCGGCGCGGGCCCGGTCGATCGGTGTGGACGGCGCGCTCGGCGCTTGCGGGCTTGGCGCCGCCGGGCCTTTTGCCTGCGGGCTGGCCGCTGCCGGCTTCGGTGCGGTGTCCGCTGCCGCGCCGGGGATCCCGATACGTGGCTTGATGCCGGACAGCCGGTCCTGCTGCGGCTCGGCGGTCGGCGGGGCGTTGCCGGGCCGGGACGTGTGGAAGGCCATCGGCGCGGCCGGTTTTGGCGCATCGGGCGCGGGGCTGGCCTCGGGCGTTTTGGCGATCGGCGGCACCGGGCCCGCAGGTTTTGCGGGCGCCGCGCGGCGCGGCTCCGGACGCTTCTCGGGGGCCGGCATGAACGGGCGCGGCGTCGGCAGCGGGGCCTCTTCGGCCTCGTCCGGCGTGGGCGGGAACGGGGCCAACTGCGGCGCGGAGACGCGGCCCTGATCGGGCGTGTGTTTCTTGCGCTTGCGCTTGGGTTTCGGCGGCGCGGGCGCGGCGGCATCGGGCTCCGGCGCTTCCAACTCGGCGGCGAGGCGATCCAGCTCGGAGAACGGATCGTCCGGGTCCGGAACCTGCGGCTCGGGCGGCGGCATGCCGGCGTCAACCGGATCGGGCAGGGGCGCGCTCGGCGGCTCTGGCACCGGCGGTGCAGGCACCGGGGCTTCGGCGATCTCGGGCGCTGCGCCGTCCGTGCCGACCCGTGCGGTTTGCGGCAGGTCCATCGCGCGCGGGCGGCGCGGGACCGGGCTGGCATCGGGGGTGACGCGCTCGGTCGGTCCGAGAATGCGGGTCGCGGCCCTGGTCTTGCCGAAGAACGGCTCGCCGGAGAACTCGCCCCCGGCCGGGCGCGCCACGAAGCTCACCGGGTTGAACTTGTATTCCACAGCGAAGGATTCGGCCTCGTCCATGGTCTCGCGCGCCAGCACGGCGACACGCGCCTTGTCGCCCTCGGCGCGCCAGTCGAACACCAGATCGCCGACCGCGTAAGGCGTCAGCCCGTCGAGTGCGGAGCGGATCTGGACCTCGCGCGATATATCGTCCGGCCCGCTGGCCTCTACCGTGGTGTAGAGGATCTGCGAGTTCGGGATGATCAGCTTGGTGGTCAGCCCGCCGCTTTCGAGCATCGCGGCGCTGCGGCGCAGGTCATCGAGGCGCGCGCCCATGTCGGGGTCGTCGAGCGCGACGCTCCCGACCAGACTCCATCCGCCCTTTGCACGGTGCAAAAGGTTGATGCCCTCATGGCTGAGATCGAGCGCAAAATTCGGTTTCATAAATGTGCGAGCCGTACACGTCCCCTGCCGCCCGAGCCAGCCTCGGGTGCGGCTTGGACCCTATCGCAGGAATCATGACAAGGAAAGGGAAAGCGCGGTGATTGCAATACGTTGGGCGAGTTCCGTCCGATTGGGCGTTCGGGGGGAGGCAAACCGCCCATGCCAAACAGCTTTCGCGTTCCGGCTGCATGGCGGTCGCGGCCGGGTCGTTCACGGGCGAGAGTTGAAAAAGTGCAAACGCGGCGAACGCAATCAGGGCGAGTGGATTTGACTTACCGTGCGCCTTTGGGTAGTATTTGTGTCAAGCTGGATGATGTAAAAACGCGGCCCGGGCCTTGTGCCCGCGGCCGCTTTTTTCGTGGCGCTCGAAGGGAGGCAATCACAACGAGAGGCGAGAAACAGAATGAACGAAAACCGCCCCGAAGGGACCGAAACGGATGATGGCAACCTGGTCGGCGTGGCCGAGCGGCAGCTCGAATCAGCGCTGCGAGAACTCGACCGCGTCCTGAAAGACATCGACGCCCGCGTGACAGGGGCCGAGGCGAAAGCCCGGGCGGCGGCCGGCGATGTCCGAAAAGCCATCCAGACGCTTTTTGACGAAAGGAAACGCATTGGACAACTCGATGGAACGGATGGAACCGGCGCCGGCGAGCTTGACCTCGAGCGCGCGCGCGCTGAGATCGGGCGCCGATTGTCTCTCCTGCGTGAGCAGCACAGAGAGTGCCGGGTTTTTCGAGAGCTTGAGTGACGAGGATCTGCTGGCGCTGCCGTGGATCTTCGAATTTTGGGCGCTGCCGCACCAGTTGCCGCCGGAGGGCGACTGGCGGTCCTGGGTCATCCTCGGCGGGCGTGGCGCGGGCAAGACCCGCGCCGGGGCCGAGTGGGTGCGGGCGCAGGTCGAGGGGGCACGGCCGGGGGATCCCGGCCGCGCCCGCCGGGTGGCGCTGGTGGGGGAGACGCTCGACCAGGTGCGCGAGGTGATGGTGTTCGGCGACAGCGGTATCATCGCCTGTTCGCCGCCCGACCGCCGCCCGACATGGGAGGCGACGCGCAAGCGGCTGGTCTGGCCGAACGGGGCGGTGGCGCAGGTGTTCTCAGCGCATGAGCCGGAGAGCCTGCGTGGCCCGCAATTCGACGCGGCCTGGGTCGACGAGTTGGCGAAGTGGAAGAAGGCGGAGGCGGCCTGGGACATGCTGCAGTTCGCGCTGCGGCTCGGCGCGCATCCGCAGCAGGTGGTGACGACCACGCCGCGCAACGTCGGCGTCTTGAAGGCGCTGCTCGCCAACCCGTCGACGGTGACGACCCATGCGGCGACCGATGCCAACCGGGCGTACCTCGCGAAGAGTTTTCTCGAGGAGGTGAAGGCGCGCTACGCCGGCACCCGGCTCGGGCGGCAGGAGATCGAGGGCGTGCTGATCGAGGACAGCGAGGGCGCGCTCTGGACCTCGGCGACGCTCGAGGCGGGGCGGCTCGACGACGCGCCGGCATTCTCGCGCGTGGTCGTGGCGGTGGACCCGCCGGTGACGGGCCATGCGGGCAGCGACGAATGCGGCATCGTTGTGGTCGGCGCGGTGACCGAGGGGCCGCCGCGCGATTGGCGGGCGGTCGTGCTGGAGGATGCCTCGGTGTCGGCCGCCACGCCGACCGCCTGGGCCGAGGCGGCGCTCGACGCGATGGCGCGTCACGGCGCCGAGCGGCTGGTGGCGGAGGTCAACCAGGGCGGCGATCTGGTGGCGGAGGTGATCCGCCAGATCGACCCGCTGGTGCCGTTTCGCGCCGTGCGGGCGAGCCGGGGCAAAGTGGCGCGGGCCGAGCCGGTGGCGGCGCTCTACGAGCAGGGGCGGGTCGCGCATCTGCGCGGGCTTGCCGAGCTCGAGGAGCAGATGTGCCGGATGACGGCACGCGGCTACGAGGGCCAGGGCAGCCCCGACCGGGTGGATGCGCTGGTTTGGGCGATCCATGAATTGCTAATCGCGCCCGCGCGTTCGTACACGCGGCCACGGCTGCGCACGCTCGGTTAAAGGCTTTTTTAACCGGGGCTGGGAAAGTGCCCCCATCGCAACGAACCGGCGGCGATCGCCGGCGGCGCGATCCGAGACAGCGAGATACGTACCGGCGCCCGGGCCTTCCGGGCGGTCGGGTGGGGTGTGCCGCGGCGCAGGCAGCATCCCGGGGACCACGAGGAGCAAGGCGGAATGGCGGTTTTCGATTTTCTGAAGCGGGCGGAGCGCGAAGTGCCGGAGGCGAAGGCCTCGGCGACCGGGCCGGTGATCGCCTATCACGGCTCCGGCCGCGTGGCCTGGAGCCCGCGTGACAGCGTGAGCCTGACCCGGGCGGGCTTCTCCGGCAACCCCGTAGGGTTTCGCGCGGTCAAGCTGATCGCTGAGGCCGCCGCAGCGCTGCCCTTGGTGTTGCAGGACGCCGAGCGGCGCTACGAGGTGCACCCGGTGCTCGATCTCGTTGCCCGGCCGAACCCGCTGCAGGGCCGCGCCGAGCTTTTCGAGGCGCTCTATGGCCAGCTCCTGCTCTCGGGCAATGCCTATGTCGAGGCCGTGGGCGGCGAGGCCGGCGCGCCGGTGGAACTGCACGTGCTGCGTTCGGATCGGATGAGCCTGGTGCCCGGGCCGGATGGCTGGCCGGTGGCCTACGACTACACGGTGGGGGCGAAAAAACACCGTTTCGTGCTGGGCGACGCCCCGTCGCCGATCTGCCACGTGAAGAACTTCCATCCGCAGGATGATCACTACGGGTTGTCGGCCTTGCAGGCGGCGGCCAGCGCGGTGGACGTCCACAACGCCGCCTCGGCCTGGTCGAAGGCGCTCCTGGACAATGCCGCAAGGCCCTCGGGGGCGATCGTCTACCGCGGCGCGGATGGCGAGGGCACGCTCAGCGCGGACCAGTATGACCGGCTCCTGAGCGAGATGGAGGCCTACCACGTCGGCGCGCGCAATGCCGGGCGGCCGATGCTGCTCGAAGGCGGGCTCGACTGGAAGCCGATGGGATTCAGCCCGTCCGACATGGAATTCCAGAAAACCAAGGAGGCGGCGGCGCGCGAGATCGCCACGGCCTTCGGGGTGCCGCCGATGCTGCTCGGCATTCCCGGTGATGCGACCTACGCCAACTACCAGGAGGCGAACCGGGCCTTCTACCGCCTCACGGTGCTGCCGCTCGTGGGCAAGGTGACGGCGGCGCTCGCGCATTGGCTCGCGGGCTTCACCGGCGAGACGATGGCGTTGAAGCCCGATCTCGACCAGGTGCCGGCGCTCGCCGCCGAGCGCGACCAGCAGTGGAAGCGGGTGGCGGAGGCGGACTTCCTGACCGCGGCGGAGAAGCGCGCGCTGTTGGGGCTGCCCAAACTGAGCGATGACGGCTAGCGCGGCTCGTCCGGACCCTTGGTCCGTCCTCGCGAAGAGCGGCCAGCGGCCGCGATGAGCGCAACCTCTGACAAGGAAAACCGATGAACGAGATCACAGACATGGGGCTTGAGCACAAGTTCGTGGCGATTGGGTCGACCGAGACCGTCGAGGACGGCGTGAAGATCGAGGGTTATGCGAGCTATTTCGGCGAGGTGGACCGGGGTGGCGACATCGTCGCCAGGGGCGCCTATGCCGCGTCGCTTCATGCGCTCGGGGCGAAGGGCGGGCAGGTGAAGATGCTCTGGCAGCACGATCCGGCCCAGCCGATCGGGGTGTGGGACGAGGTGCGTGAGGACGCGCGCGGGCTGTTCGTGAAGGGGCGCATTCTGGCCGATGTCGCGAAAGGCCGCGAGGCCGCGGCGCTGATCGCGGCGGGCGCGATCGACGGGTTGTCGATCGGCTACCGCACGGTGAAGGCCACGAAAGACGACAAGGGCCGGCGGCTCTTGACCGAGCTGGAGCTCTGGGAGGTGTCGCTTGTCACCTTCCCGATGCTGCCCAGTGCGCGGGTGGGAGCGAAGGGCGAAGGCCCGGACGACGCCGCCCTGCGTGACCTGGCGCGCGTCTTCGACGACGCCCGCCGCATGCTGGCCCGCGACTGAGCCAGCGATCTGAACCCTCAAGACAGGACATTCCATGAGCGACAAAGAGACCAAAGCTCAAGGCCGTGCGGATGCTGCCGCGGGCCTGTCTCCGACCGAGGAGGTGAAGACCGCCCTGGCCGGTTTTGTGAGCGATATCAATGAATTTCACCACGACATTTCGACAAAGCTTCAACAACAGGAAGAGCGACTGACCATGCTGGACCGGAAATTCCTCACCCCCGCGCGCCCGGCGCTTGCCGCGCAGGCGGATCTTGACGCGCCGCACCAGAAGGCTTTCGAGGCCTATGTGCGTACCGGCGATGATGATGGCCTGCGCGGCCTCGTGCTCGAGGGCAAGGCGCTCAACACTTCGGTGGCCTCAG